AACTGCCCGCTTGCCACACCGAGACTGACAACCTGCTCAAGTACGGCCATGTCGCAAGTGTTGCCCTCAGGCGCTTTGATAAGCAGAAAGCCGGACTCATGCGCCCATGCTTGGAGCATCCGATAATCGCCGGTCATGTCTGCAATCTTGCGGGCCTCGGCAAAGGTCAGATGATGCGTGTCGTTGTTGGGGTTGACCTTGTTACGCAATACGGCAGGGCTAATCCCTACCAGTGGCCCAAGGCTTTCAGAGCCGCCCTTGTAGTCGTGGACGGTTGCGTATGCGGCTGCAGTGCTGTTCATGCTGATGCTCCTCGAACGTTTTTATTTGCGTGATCCAGGCATACAGTGGATGCATGGATAAAGTGAACAACCGGAAAGTACGAATAGGCGCTGCCCTGCCCTTGGGTGAGAATCCGGGCATGAGCGAGGAAATCTGTGATGCGCTGTTTGATCGTGCGGTAGACCTGGCCTACAAGTGGTTTGGCGATCCGACCGACGACCACATAGAGGCTGTCTATCATCGGCTTGTGCTCAACCACCAATGGGGAGCGGGTGACGCTGGGGCGGTGACGGTGCATTGACGTGGGGACAATGCGTATAGGGGCGGTCAATCCAATGCGGTTAAGCTCGGAGATTCCAGTAACCAAACTTTTCCGAAAAGGACTCACCATGAGCGATATACCGCTATTTCCTGTCGCGGGGTGGACTGTAGGCCCGATACCAAGGCTCGGTATCGCTACTATCAAATTTGACTTCCTCACGAACAGTCTCCAGAGCCCAGCCCAGGCGAACGAGGGGCGGCATTATGCGCTAACGCCAGCGCAACTTCGCGAGCTGATGCAGAGAATGCAGTCGGCACTTGATGTTCTTGAAAGCTCCGGTGAGCAAGGCCCTGAAGGTCCTTTGAACTGAGCTTTAAGAACGCATGGTCAAACTTCTCACGCACGGTCGGCCTCTTTGAGTTCGGGGCCCTCGTCAGCCAATAGCAGCCCCTCCAAGGACAGGCGCGGTTCTACGGAAATCATCCGAGCCGCGACCCGCGCAGAAGGTCGTCGCCGTCCCGTCGCGATCTGATAGAGGTATTTCCGGTTAATTCCGGTCATTTCGTGAATGCGGTCCAAGATCGGATTGCCCTCACGCACATAAAGGACGTTTAAAGTGCTCATGCCTCACATGGTAGCGACTCGCTACTTAAAAAGCAATAGCGAATTGCTGGTATCGCCTTCAGTAGCCGATTGCTACCATTCCACCCATGGATAATCGAGAGATCCGCCTCGCCAACCTTCGTTATGCCATCCGGTTTTTCGGAGGTACAGCAACGCTCGCAGAGGCGGCAGACTGCAGCAAAAAATACCTAGAACAGATTGTTCAAGGCTTCCAGAGCGGGAAAGACAAGAACCCCAGGAAGCTCGGTGATTCCGTAGCCAAGAAGATAGCGGCGGCTCTCGGTAAGGAGCCGTACTGGATGGATCAGCCCCACCCCGATCTATGGGAGGGTGACGAGGTCTCGCAGAACGGGGGAGACATGAGAAAAAGCAATGTGGTTAAGCTGCGCCAGAAACCGGCGGACATACTGCTCGACCAGTTCGATGCGGGCGGCTCCATGGGGCACGGCCTAGAGCTGCGCGACCAGCCGGGCGTTATCCAAAGCTGGCGGGTTAACCCGGAGTGGCTTGAGCGCAACGTGCGAGCCCATAGCAGCACTAAAAATCTGTGCATCGTGACAGGCTTCGGTGACTCGATGCAGCCGCTCTTCAATCCGGGCGACCCTTTACTAGTCGATACCGGAGTGACGACAGTTGACTTCGACTCGATCTATTTTTTTCGGATCGACAACGATGGCTATGTGAAACGCCTACAGCGCATTCCGACCGAGGAAGGCCTAGTTATTCGCGCGGTGTCCGAGAATCGAGACGCCTATGAACCGTTCAATATCACTTCGAAGATGGACTTTCAGGTACTGGGCCGGGTGTTGAAGGTGTGGCGAAGCCAGGACTTCTAATTTTTGCGCCCGCCAAGTAACAAGAATTTAGTTTTATGTGGGGATGTAGGGACAGCTTGGCGCCCTAGGAGTAACGATATGAGAATACCGTTTCTAACTGCACTTATTCTTACCATTACTGGCTGCTCCACCGGGATCGTAAAAGGCTCCGGCGACTACCCCACTGAAACGTTCGTTGCTCCAGTCAGCTATCAGGCGGTGCACCGAAACGCCGAGAATCAAGCGAGGCACTGCCGACAGATGGCCGATATGACCGTCACAGGCAGCATTTACACCGACAATCAAACGTCGAACCTAAGGATCAGCCTGCCTGGAAGCGGCTTGCCTGTAGCCGAAATCGAAGCGGAGGCTATGGGCGCTGACCAGTCCCGCGTGACGGTGACTGTGTGGGGTTTGGGCGTTTGGGATGATCGGCAGATCGCGGCAATACGCAAATCAATAGAGAGCGGCGAGCCTGTCTGCCGAGAATGAGTTATGACGGACCCCATTTTTGACTCCATTCGGAGAGGCCACGAGGAAGAGATTAGGCACGAGATACGCGAAGGTAAATTGGCGCGTTTCCCCGATGATGTGCTAAACGCCCTATCCGAACTCAATCTCAGTGCAGGCCTGACAAGGGATCGCTCGGAAGAATACGTCGAGCGACTAGACATTCTTAACGAGCGCATCAGACAGCTACACGATACAACGAAGCTTGGGGTCTTTTATCTCAAGACAATAGCTTGGTCTTTCGTCTTCATTGTGTTGGGCGTGAGCTACATGGCATGGCGTTAAACCTTTCTGAGACGGAATCCGCAGTTAGCTTGATACGCGGAGCAGTTATCCACTTGACGGATGCCACTAAAAAATGCATGTATTAATATCGCTCTGCTGATATACTTCTGTATAAAGAGCTTTACAAAGTAAAGTTGTCGCTGTAACCGAAGAGGCGGTATTCACCTCCATAAAAAATAACAGGCGCGTGCCCTTATGGGGTGCGTTCGCCCAAATAAATTGATAGCAGGACAAATAAATGGCCCGTACTAAGAAATCCTCACGACTGACTACGATCCGCCTGATCGCCAGTGGCGCATTAGTCGGTATAGCTGTGGCTGGCTTCTTTGGAGCGGACACCTCCGGTTGGATGAATGCCATATTCGGAGCGGGAGGCGCCACAGCGGCGGCGGTTGCCTTGAAGGCTGTCCACTTAATCTGACCCCATGCTATTTGATGGGAGCGTGATCAACTCGATCACGATAGTAACTGGTTTGCTAGCGCTAGTGGTGCGGCCGGTGCGCCGAAAAATAAGAAAGGCTGGCAAGTGCTGGGCCACCGATAAAGCAGTGGTCGACTTCCTGAACGGATCAACCGCGGTGCCATTTGTGTGTCTAGCCCTATCCGCCGTCGACCCCGCAATTATTCCATCACTTATCGATAATAAAGTCACGATGGCCGTGGCGGGCTGCATTGGTTTTATTTTTGTGGCTGGCGAAATTCTCGCCGCCGGACGCGAAGACTGACCTACAAAATAAAATCGGCCCCGCGCCGGGTTTTCTTTTGCCAGTAACAAGAGATACAAAGTAACGGTATCTTTAATTCGCTGCGGGCCCCACACTGAATTCATCAGCTAAGGAAGCGGCGACATACCACGACACACCCAGCCGAGCTTCTTCCCCTCTTAAAGCGTGCACCCCGCATGCGCCCTTTGCGCACCGGCTTCATCGAAGTCGCAATGATCCGCCAAGGGAAATAGTCCTAGCTCAGCCATTATGCGGACCCGCTAGGATGCTCTTGGAGCTCTTATGACGAATCACCTCAATGTCCTGCGGTTCCCGACGCCCGAATTGAAGGCAGTCAACATGGACTGGCCACCTCCCCCGCCATCGCCATTCGATGAAATCGGCCACAGCAAAAGGCGGGCGCAAGTTCGCCGCCGAGTCCTTCGCTTGATGAAAGAGAAACATTCCGGCCTGCCTTATTAAAGCAGCAGTACGGCCCGGCAGACAGCATGCCCTACCTCTAACCATTTAAGCCGTAGTCGAATCATTCTGATAGGCGCGGATCGAACACTTCTGGAGTACAACCATGACACAAAATCAATCGAACCAACCGAACCAACCCGGAAAGCAACAGGCTCCAGGCGAACAGGACCAGAATAAATCCGCACAGCAAGGTGGGCAAAAGCCCGGCCAAGAGCAGCCTGGTCAAAAGTCTGGGCAACACCAAAGCAATAAGTAGTTAATTGCGCGCCCCGCCTCTCATGTCGAGGGGCGGTCAACAACCCGCCACGGCGGGTTTTTTTTTGCCTGCTCGTTCTGAGTAGGGTTTTCCCTTATACGCGCACTTCGGTAGCAATTCGCTATTGACTCTTAGGTAGCGACTTGCTACTATTCTTTCAACGCAGCACAGAACACCCTTAGGCAAAGCCACGGTGAAAACGCTGCAGCAGTACCCCCCCGCTAAGGCGGATTGCTCTTTAACAAACAGGGAATTTCAGGAGAGGGTGCGCAGGAATGCGTGCTTTCAGGAGGAAGCGAGGCGGCGCGAACCGCCCCGCTTTTCCTAGGGAAGCATCAGGTACAGCTTGATGATGGCGAGGATGACAGCAAGGCATTTCGCCACATCGATCTGAACGCTTACCTTCACTTCAACGGTGCTTTTCATTGGTATACCCAAGGAAATGCCCGTACCGGTACAGGCGTTTAACCTGTGTGTATTTTGTTCGCGCCCTGGCTGGCGCTAGCAGATTGCCTACCTAGGATGGCTCTCCGCCTGCCTCCACAGTTGCCCGTCCGGGGCTGTGGGCGGCAGTCAGCAAGCGGCCTTTAAGGTTGGTCGCCAAGGATGGCTTGGCCGACTCCATGCGGGCCGCAAACCTTCAGCGGTCTCACCCGCTGGCCAGTACCGACGTACCGGCTCAAAAAGCATAGCAGAACTGTTGTGCCCTCCCCTGAAATTCCCTGGATATTCAGCCGATGTTGCTCACCCGCCTATGTTGGGTGTTCGTCCGGCTCAATCGCACCCTCAGGCATGGCTGGGGCTCTGCGCGGTGTCTCTGCCGTACCCATCCGCCAAAGCGCGTATACGGGCAAATAGAGTGAGGTATAGGCGACCGAGAAAAGGAACAGCCACGCCAGTTGGAATCCTGGCTAAAGCAGTAGGAAACCCTAATCCCCCCGAATTCGAGGGAATTGGACGCCCATTCAGCGATGGCGGGTAATCGTTGAAACGTAGATCGGGAGCCTGTTTAGCAGGGAGTAGCCCGACAGTACATCCAAGGGCCTGGCAACAGGCCGCTTTGGTAAGTGCCCGTGTGGGGTGCTTACTGAAGCTGTTTTGCGTCAATGATGGAGCCGAGGCGTCGCACTTCGTCTGTCAACAGTGCGATGTGCTCATCTCGATAGCGTTGCCCTTTGGCAAGCCTGCGAAGCACGAGCTCAAGTATGACATTGGTGAATGTCGCGCCCATAAGGAAAACAAAGATGCTGAAATCAAAGATATCTTCCCGCGTTGGCGCTCCGTCACCGCGATAGAACCGCCACATCCCATAGACACTTAACGAATAGAAAAGAGCCGCCATGAGCCAATTAAAGTTTCTTCCTATCCAACTGGCCTTCGCCGGAGCCTTCTTAGTGTTGAGCGCTATCACTGCAACAATCAATTGGCCTAGCGCAATCAGCATCGTTACAGCAGCTATTGCCATCGTCAATATGGCGATCTTGTTATCCATACGGAGCCTCCTCAAATCCTCCGAGGCATAGCTTAATCGAAATGCTGGCCGTCATCGGTCAGCACCCAATAACTAGGGAGAACAACATGGAACAGAAAGACGGAGGGCCGGCTTTCGCCCGAGCTGGTAGCCATTCTGCTTGGGGGCAGCAAGAAGGCATGACGCTGCGCGACTACTTCGCAGCGCAAGCGATGTCCGGAATGTACGCGGCATTCAAGCATTGGCCTTGGGATGGACAGCACGAAGAAGTCGCAAAGCACGCTTACCAAGCTGCCGATGCAATGCTCACCGCAAGGAGCCACCCATGACCACTGATACTGTGCTGACGGACGAGCAGAAGGCTGAATTCGTTACCGACATCACCGACTACGGCACCGCCTTCGTTGCTCCTCTGCATTCGATCGTTGAATCCATCGAGCAAGCTGTATTGCAATCCGAGCAGGTGCAGGCGTGGAAGAAGGATGCGCAGCAGTGGCAGCCAATTGAGACAGCGCCACAAGGTCAGATTGCGCTTTTTTTCGACGCTAAGGCAGCGCAGGTACGCAACTGCATGTTTGTTGATTGGGTCGTTGAAGGCAAATTTTGTGGTGATAGGCAGCGCACGGCGACCCACTGGATGCCTCTACCCCCACCACCCCAGCATGACAACGAATAGGAGCCGCCATGAGTGACCTTGAGTACTGGAAAGAATGCATCAGCATCGCCGCCGAAGAATGCGACCTAAGCCTGACCGCTGAACAGCTTGACGCGCTTGCCGACGGCGCGAGTAGCGGTCATGAGCACTACGGTATGGCTTTCTACAGCCCGCCACCGTCTGAGCGCATCAGCGACATCGAGGACGAATGGAAACGAAAACTTGTCGCCTTGCAGGCCGAGTTCGACGCCTACCGGGGTGATGCTGAGACGGCGGTTAAGCGGGCGCTTCGCCAGCACAGTGACGCCAATGTTTCCATCGGCAGGTACGGCGAAGTGCTACGGCATGACGGCAGAACTGAGCGGATTCAATAACCCTCCCCGGCCTGGCCAGCCAAACCCCACGGCCACCCTGCCCGCGTCGGTTGCGTGGCAGGGCCATCATTCAAACGGCGGCGTGAGTTTTGGCGCGGCACGGTTGCACGTTGAAGTGCATCGCCTCTTCTGTGGCTCGATTGCTTGATATTGGTGGGCGACGGCCCATGCCTACACAGCAGTCTTGTTAGGGGTCAAGCTGGTTCGATTCCAGCCCGTTTGAATGATGGTGTAACTCAACGGTAGAGAGAGGGCTTGATCCTCGAATGTGCCGGTTCAAGTCCGGCCACCATCAGCAATCGAAGCGGATGCCTAACGGTGCAGCTTCGCGCCTGGCCCCCGATAACGGGCCACCCTCCCGAAAGCCCATTGCCAAGTGAGTTTTCGCGAGGGTGTGTAGTACGCCGGACTTTAGCCCCCGGCGCTTCTCCTGAAATCCGATACGTGTAAAGCCAAAAGCCTGCTTTAAGGCGGCTGCGCACCCTCCCCCTTTTTGCTCCCCAAAGGAGACTCCCATGTATATCGAACCTGAAACCCGCACAGGTGGCGTGGGTTGGATGCCTACGCGCCCAATTACCACCGATGAAGTGCTACGCGTCTTACGCGGCGACATACCCGAGGACGGTCAGCACCGCAATGCTTACGAATGGGCTCAAAACATTGTTAACCGTCAGGATTTTATTGAAGACCTATCTAACGATTTATGGAAGCTGATGCTTGAACTAGCGGCCAGAAACCTCGGGACCAAATACCGGGCCTTGAATAGCCATCTACGGGACACGATAGACGCGATGGTGTCCGAGTACAACAGGGAGTTGGAATGAGGAACTTATGGCACCGCCTGACCCTCGAATGCTACCGCCAGCCGGGAGAAGAACCCGCGCCTTGGTACGCATACCCGCTAACCGTCTTACTTGTCGTCGCCGTCTTTGGTTTTATGCAAATGGCTGATGCAGTGGGGTTTTGACCATGAAGGCCGAGGACTATTTCTTACCCGGCGTATCAGAGCCGGTCATACGGGGCGGCGCCGGTCGAATCGTCGCAAAACTTGAGCAGCACGAACCGCAAGAATTGGAGAGTAACTATGAGCATCGTCACTATGGTACTCGGCGAGTCCGGGACCGGAAAAACCACCAGCCTACGCAACATGCAGCCAGCGGACACCCTGCTGATTCAAGCTGTGAAAAAGCCCCTACCCTTCAAGTCGGCAGCCTGGAAGCGATTTAACAAAGACACCTGCAAGGATGGCAACATCTTCCAGACCGACCACGCGGGCCAGATCATCAACCTGATGCAAAAGACCAAGCGCAAGGTGGTCGTGCTAGACGACTTCCAGTACGTGATGGCTAACGAGTTCATGCGCCGCACGAATGAAACGGGCTTCAACAAGTTCACCGAAATTGGCAAGAACGCCTGGGACATTATCAATGCCGCCGCTGCGCTACCGGATGACGTTCGAGTCTACATATTGAGCCACATCGAAACGAGTGAGACGGGTCACACCAAGATCAAGACCATCGGAAAGATGCTGGACGAAAAGATTGCCCTCGAAGGGATGGTAACCATTGTTCTACGTACTGCCATCCGCGACGGTCAATACCTGTTCGCCACCCGCAACAACGGAAGCGACACCACGAAGACCCCAATGGGCTTGTTTGATACGGAAACCATCGAGAACGATCTGCATGCCGTTGATCAAGCCATTCAAGACTACTACGAACTAACCGAGCAGCCCGCTTAATAGGAGCATTCCATGCGCAGCTACACAGCAGACCCCGCCGCCGCACGCCAAGCCAACGCCAACAACTACATTGACCAGTCTGGCAAATACATCGGCGTATTCACCCTGGCAGAAGCAGTCACTAGCAAGAAGGGAACGGAAGGTATCGAGTTCTCGTTCAAGAGCGACGAGGGGCAGCAGGCTAACTACTTGACACTCTGGACGTACAACGAACGAGGCGAGGCGCTTTACGGCTTCAAGGTGTTGAGCGCCATCATGACCGTGATGGGTGTGTCTGAACTCCAGCCCAAACAGGCCATGATTAAAAACGCCAATGGCCAGTCCCGCCAAGTTATCGGTTTCCCTGCCCTACATAACAAGCCGGTCGGACTCGTTCTGCAGAAGGTGCTGTACACCAAGAACGACGGCAAGGATGGATACAAGTTCAATATCTTCGCGCCCTTCAACGCCAATACGGAGCTAACCGCCAAGGAAATGTTAGACGGGGCAACTCAGCCGAAGGCTCTTGCCGGAATCATCGCCTCGCTCAAGGACAAGGACGAGCGCACAGGTGGTTACGGCGATAACTCAGCGGGACATAGCGAACCTGATGACCCCTTTGGCGACGACTTCTAACACGGAACCGGGCGACCTAATAAGTCGCCCGAATCATTCATGACCACACTTGCCCCACTTTACGAGATCGCAGGCGAAGCTCGAGCCATCTATGAAAAGCTCATGGACATGGACGCCGACGAGCAGACGATTGCCGACACCCTAGAAGCTGAAACAGATATGGTCCCTAAGGTCCAGTCTTACGGCTTCGTCATCCGCAATATGGAAGCGATGCAAGCGGCCATCAATGCCGAGGCAAAGCGACTGGCTACCCGCGCGCGCATCCTTGCCAAACGACAAGAAGCCCTCAAGCAACGCCTACTGGACGCAATGGTTTACGCAGGAATCCAGAAGGTCGAGCATCCACAATTCACCATCAGCGTACAGAAGAACCCGCCAAGCGTGGATATCTTCGACGAGCGGCAGATTCCAGCCGATTACATGACGGAGCCAAAGCCGCCCGAGCCTAAGCCCAACAAGACGCTAATCAAGAAGGCGATTCAGGACGGCTTTGATGTGCCTGGGGCGAAGCTCGAACAGGGTATGCGCCTGTCCATCAAGTAGAACCCAATTCTCAACTCTCATGAGGCCCACCCGCTAATAACGGGTGGGGTTAAGCACGTGCGTCCGTATTTACCCACACTTCCGGTGCAAAACCTTGTGGATAACGAGGGCACATCATCGGCAGCAAATTCGCCTGATTGGGACATGCTGGCGAAATTTCAACCAGAGGACATATGCGAACCGGCCTCGTTCTTGGAGAACTGCATGTTTATTTGCGTAGGCTTGCTTGCGCTTGCTGTGTGGCTGCTCGTGGGCTGGATCATTTGGGGGTGATATGGAAGACAAATATACAGAACTGAGGGCGGCGCTTATCTGGACGGCCGCCGCATTACAGGCCGCCTGCGATTCAGGTTCAATAACCGAACGAGACAAGTTTTTCGGAGATTCGGGCGCTCGCACAACCCGAGACATTCTCGACATGGCCGACGCCGCACTCGCACAGGAACAGGGAGAAACATGACAACCAAACACACAGGCGGGCCAGCGTTTCCCTCTGTTAATCACCCAGATATACCAGTCAACAATGGCATGACTCTGCGCGATGCAATGGCACTCTTTGTGCGCATGCCCGATGAGTTTGCAGCTAGTTGGGCCGCTGCACTTGTTGGCTCACCGCAGCCGGGTCTAGGTGCTGAAGCCATTGAGCATATTGATTGGTGGGCGCGAGCCGAAGCCGCTTACCGATACCGCATTGCCGACGCCATGCTCAAAGCAAGGGAGGAAAAATGAACATCGAACAAGAACGCGCCGACTTCGAGGCGTTTGCGAGACCGCGCAACTATGACTTGGACGCTGTGATGTTGCTGTCTAAACCGCCGAAGTTTTTGCGCTACGCTAACCCGGCTACGCAGGATGCATTCGAAGCCTACCAAGCAGGCCGAGCCGCCCTGCAATCGCAGGATCGGGAGGATGCCGAGAGGTATCGTTGGTTGCGTGATACGTTACACGGCGCTAAGGCTGGCGGAGGCGTTGAGGTTAATGACGCCCTTCAGGTCTATGAAACACCAGAGCCAGGCGAAGAAGTGCGTGTGTATTGGTATCAGGATACGCCAGTGGGTTTCTATCAAGAGCATGGTACGACGCTTGACGAAGCCATCGACCACGCCCGACGCATTGAGGGGGAAGGGGAATGAGCAGCCTTTCATTCTTTAGACGCCAGCACAGCAATGGCAAGCCCGTTGATAGCTGGATTCTTGCGTCCTACCAACACCCAGACTCAATTACTTGGAGGTGGCACATCGGGTATTCGCGCGTGGCAGGAAAGTCCGGGGTCTATTTCCAGCGAGTGTACCGACGCCAAGGATTTAACTTCCACGCGGGGATAAATCTCCCTTTGCTTGGCGCGCTGTCGATACAGACTCAACCTCACATGTGGAAAAAGGTATGAACACTCACGACAAATACGAACTGCCGGAACACGATTGCCTTTATGAGAGCACGAACGAACAGGGGTATATCGACCTTGAACCAGCGTATCGCAAAAGCACTGTGTTAAGGCTGCTTGAAGCCGACCGCCAACAATCGGATACAAGGACAAGTAGGTCTGTTGAACAACTCAAAGAGGCCCTACTAAGCCGAAACCAGCGATTTGTTGCAACGCATAGCGAAGTCAAGAATCTCATCGAATATTATGAAGCCGACCGCCAGCGCAGGGGTGAGCCGGTGGCGTGGACTACCCCAGATGGGGCGGAGCCAATAAGCGCTGGGCTTAAAGAGGCCCGCCTTGATCTATATGGCAAGCATTACACAGTTCCCCTCTACAAGAGTCCACAACCCGCCGAGCCGGTGAAACGCAAACGCCGATACGCGCAAGGCACGGCGCTGGGGGAGTTTGGCATTATCCCCATGTGCGATCAGGTGAATGACGAGCCGGTGAAGGTGCCGAGCGCCCTACCCGTCACCGAGCAGGAAGAAGAGGAATGGCGACGAATGGAGGCCGGCCGTGACTGAGCGAATACAGGAAATGCTGCGGATCACAGCGGAACAATGGAAACTGCCCCGGCCTTGAGTCGGGGTTTTTGATGGAGAAGAATATGTCAGAGCGAGACTTGATCGACTTACGAGAGGTCGCCCGGATGCTTGGCGGCATGCACCCCGAGCATGTACGCGGTAGACTGCTCAAACGGCCTGATTTCCCCCGCCCTTTCCGTATTTCGGGTCGCGTGATGCTGGATCGGGAAGAAATACGCGAATGGATAGAGCTACAGCGCCAGCCAATTGACGGTCGCACCACGCAAAAGTTACGCGACCACTCGCGTAGAGCCGCATAAATACTACAAAGTCTGGTGCTCGGGGGGGGGCACCAGTTCCTGCGGGCTACCGACTGTCGGTAGCCCGCTTTTTTTGGGCTTTTGGACGACGGTAACTGGCCCAACCGCCTCTACCCCGACGGAAATGGGAAACCACAAGATGCCACCCGCTCTGGCCACAGCCCCTAAGCCATAATCTTGGCCTTGCTCAACACGGAAACTCCGTTGCAAGCACTTCTGAAATGACCTCATGGCCAAAATCCGTTTCGGATCCGGTGTTCTTCTCAAAATGCTTGCGTATCAGTGTGGCGATCTGGTCAATTTCGACGCCCTCGCGCAGACAGAAACGAACATTATGGTAGGCGTCAGCGACTCCGGCCAGATAACCTGAATACAGCATGGCTTGATGAAGCACGGGCGCTTCAGAACCGGTCTTACCAAGAGCATACGCGTTGGAAAGCGTCTTTAGAGTCGTGCTGTCGATGTATTCGGCCTGTGCACTGAGGCAGACGCAACTCAAGCTCATACCGGCAATGACAAGCCTCCATGAGGGGCGAAAAAAACTCGTTATCTGTTGCATTATTGTCTCGCTGTCGGGAGTCAACCCAAATATCAAAAATTCATCACTGCACTGTCTGCACTCTCGTCAGGCACATCGCTTGCGACTGACCCTTGTGTACAAGGAGCGAATCATGACGAGCAAAAAATCTGAAGGCAAAGCGCCACACACCGAAGCCGATTCCAAGCAACAACCCAAGACAGCCCTTGAAGACGGCCGCGAGTTTCCTAGTGAACAAGGCGACGACCTGGATGCCAGATTGAATGAGCCCTACGGACCTGGCCAATACCGCTCTGGCGTGGAAAGTCCGGGCCAACCATCGAAGAAAAATCCAGGTCATACAAATCCGGCTCACAACACACCAGGTCACGAGCGCGGTGATAAGCCTCACCGCGCCAAGGACACAGGTCATCGTGGCGAGCACGCCAGTTACCCAGGCATTCAGGGCGCAGAAACGCGTCGTATGAAAGAGGAATCAAAACCACCCACCGAACCCGCGTCGGAAAAGCACCCCGAAACGATACATCCGAAGAAACGCGAACTAGACTAGAGCTCATGACGAAAATGCGAGCAAAAAGTCCGCTTGGCAAGCAATGAATGGGGTGCCTGTATTCAATCGGTCAGCTCGTATTCGCAAACCCTACATAGGTTGTTTGCGATAGGAGTGCCCAGGACAAGTGCGATCCGGCTGCCGGTTAACACTTTATTCATTTTTATTACGCTTGGTTAAAAAAGCGCAAATCTTATCGGAAAAGAATATGGCTGAACAGCAGAAGCTGTAGCGCGTCTGCAACCAAGGAATATACTTAGATTCCACAACATGATTTGCAAACTGTGAAACCCGCCGATCTGCAAACCCTGGTCACACTCAAGATGCCATTCGGAAAGTACGAAGGTCGGCTGCTTGCCGACCTCCCCGGGCCCTATCTTGCATGGTTTGCACGTAAAGGTTTTCCACCCGGCCAGATCGGGCGGCTACTGGAACTTATGTACGAGATCGACCATAACGATCTGCGAAGTTTGCTTGTTCCCTTGCAAAAAGTCTAAAAGACAATCAGATGGGAAGCTGTCGTTCAAGGGAATCTAGAACCTCATAACAAGCGAGGACTTCAGCTACCGAGGAACGAGCTTCACGGCCTTCACGGATGGCCGCTACGAAGTCCCGGTCTTGCAGCTCGACGCCGTTCATCGACACGTCAACACTGCTGACGTCAACTTTCTCGTTTGCGCCGGTATATAAATCATCATACGAAGCAATATAAGTAGCGCTGTCGCCAATGTAGCGAAAGGTGGTGCCGAGCGGACCTGCGTTGTTGAAGCTCAAAGCCACTGTGCACAACGCCCCTGTACTGCTTTTCAGTTGGATGGATATATCCATGGCAATGCCCAGTTCCGGATGTATGGGGCCTTGCAGGATATGTGACTGCGTGATGGCGCCCCCATCCTGATACAGGAAGAGATCCACCGAATGTGCAGCGTGATGCCAGAGCAGATGGTCCGTCCAGCTTCGGGGCTGACCTAACGCGTTGATATTGCTTCGACGAAAGAAATAGGTTTGCGCGACAAGGTGCTGGAGACAGAATTCGCCCGCATTGATCCGGCGGCGTACGTACTGATGACTCGGGTTGTATCGCCGGGTGTGACCGCACATGGCAACTAAACCTTGTCGTTTTGCTTCATCAACGACTTCCCGGGCTTCGTCCAGACGATCGGCCAGCGGAATCTCGACCTGGACGTGCTTGCCCGCTTTCAGGCACGCCAAGGCCTGCCGCGCATGCATGGGGGTGGGTGTGCATAGAATGACCGCGTCCAGGCCCGGCAGAGCCAGGGTCTGAATCAAATCACCACTGTAGTGTGGCGCTCCAAAACGCATGGCGACGTCACGCGCCCTGTCGACTTCAGAATCCACCACCGACAACAGGTTCACGCCGTCAATCTGGCCCAGGGATTCCAAATGTTTGACACCAAAGGCTCCCGCGCCTGCTACGGCTACATTGATCGGTTTTGTCATGGAACTACTCCTGCATAAGTGGTCTGACGCCGCTCGGGGCACCTGACTATGATAGCGTCGCCCGCCGCGGCAATAAACGACAAAACGGGCCCGATTGGGCCCGTTTTGAACTGCAAGGGGATACTCCCCGTCAACCGGCAAGCAACTTAATTGCCTTCGAGGAAGCTCTTGAGCTTATCGGCACGGCTGGGGTGACGCAGCTTACGCAGCGCCTTGGCCTCGATCTGACGAATACGCTCGCGCGTCACGTCGAACTGCTTGCCAACTTCTTCAAGAGTCTGATCGGTGCTCATCTCGATGCCGAAACGCATGCGCAAAACCTTGGCTTCGCGAGGCGTAAGCGAATCGAGCACTTCTTTGACCACGTCGCGCATCGAGCCGTGCAAGGCCCATTCCGAAGGCGACAGCGTCCCGGTGTCTTCGATGAAGTCGCCCAGGTGGGAATCATCATCGTCGCCAATGGGCGTTTCCATGGAAATGGGCTCTTTGGCGATTTTGAGGATCTTGCGAACCTTGTCTTCCGGCATATCCATCTTCTGCGCCAACGTGGCCGGATCGGGCTCCGCCCCGGTTTCTTGCAGAATCTGGCGATTGATTCGATTCATCTTGTTGATGGTTTCGATCATGTGCACCGGAATACGAATGGTGCGCGCCTGGTCAGCGATCGAGCGGGTAATGGCCTGACGAATCCACCACGTTGCATACGTCGAGAATTTGTAGCCGCGACGATATTCAAACTTGTCGACGGCTTTCATCAGACCGATATTGCCTTCCTGAATAAGATCGAGGAACTGCAGGCCACGGTTGGTGTATTTCTTGGCGATGGAAATCACCAGACGCAGGTTAGCCTCGGTCATTTCGCGCTTGGCCTTGCGAGCCTTGGCTTCACCAGTGGCCATGCGCTTGTTGACGTCTTTAAGGTCTTTAAGCGGCAGGACGACGCTGGCTTGAAGATCAATAAGCTTTTGCTGCAGCTCTTGAACTGCCGGCACATGGCGCTCGAGTGTTTCAGAATACGGATGTCCGGCCGCGACTTCCTGGATAACCCAGTCGAGGTTGGTCTCGTTGCCAGGAAATGCCTTGATGAAGTGCGCTCGGGGCATACCGGCGCGGTCAACACAGATATGCAGCACTTCGCGCTCGAGCTGCCGCACCTGAGCGACCTGTTCGCGCAGGGTATCAGCCAGGCGTTCAACCATTTTGGCCGTAAAGCGGACACCCATGAGCTCGTCCAAAATGGCCTGCTGAGCCTCTTCGTACTCGGGGGTGTTGTACCCCTTGGTCTCGAAAGCCTTGCGCATTTTCTCGAACCAAACGGCAACGTTCTCGAACTTTTTGAGCGCCTTGGTGCGCAAATGTTCGAGCTGCTTGCTGCTCATGCCGCCGGCCGGGCCGTCTTCGTTGTCGTCGTTGCCTACAGCAACGCCTGCGCCTGCGTATTCTTCGCCTTCTTCGTCAACGAGACCGTCAACGACCTCGTCGATTTGGGCATGACCGTCGCGCACACGCTGCACGTACGCCAGGATTTCGTTAACCGTGGTAGGACACGCGGCGATGGCCATGACCATGTGCTTGAGGCCATCTTCGATGCGCTTGGCGATCTCGATTTCGCCTTCGCGTGTCAGAAGCTCGACCGTGCCCATTTCGCGCATGTACATGCGAACCGGGTCGGTTGTCCGGCCAAAATCGGAGTCCACAGTAGTGAGGGCCGCTTCGGCCTCATCTTCGACGTCGTCGTCGTTGGAAGCGACAGGCGCATTGTCGTTCAGCAGTAGCGACTCGGCGTCGGGTGCCTGGTCGTAGACCGAAATACCCATATCGCTGAACGTACTGATAATACCGTCGATGGCTTCCGCATCAACGAGGTCGTCGGGCAAGTGATCGTTGATTTCGCCATACGTGAGGTAGCCACGCTCTTTACCAAGCTTGATCAGGACTTTAAGACGGTTTCGACGTGCTTCCTGTTCTTCAGGTGTCATCTGACTGCGTGCGGGGGTATCTTTATCGCCCTTGCCACGCTTGCCGCCCCGCTTGGGGGTCGGCTTGAAATCTGGAATGACTTCGAGCTCAACGTCGTCGTCGTTGAAATCGACAGAATCATTATTGGCAGCCTTGGCAGGCCGACCAGGTCGGCGACCCGAAGGAACTGCACGGGTTGCCTTGACAGCGGTTTTCGCCGCCGCTTTCTTGGCAGCAGATTTCTTGACAGCGGCCTTCTTGGCGGCAGTCGTTTTTTCCTCAGCCTTCTTAGCCGCAGCCTTCTTGGCAGGTGCTTTTTTGGCGGAGGATTGAGCCGTAGCTTCGGCCTTGGCACCCGCCTCAACCTTTACAGAGGTCTTGGCAGTGCTTTTGGTCGCGGCAGCCGTTTTACGCTTCTTTTCGGCTTGTTCTTCAGCTACCAACGGGTTCTTACCTGTGGCTTTGGTCATAGTCGCTTCCGTAATTGCAAATAGGGCGCGCGGGATAACGGCCCATATTGCATGGCAAAACTACTCTCGCACGTCAGCAAGCCACGCGCTTAAAACCGACCTGTAGCTCGGTGCCCATAGCAATAAAATCCTTGTCTTCATGTGTGCAAGGCAAAAAGGGGCTAACCGGCGTAAGACCGAATCCTAGCGCATTGGCCTCTGGGGCAATGCGAAACTCTTCATTTTACAACACTCAAAGCGCAGAGGCACTATTCAAAAGTGCCAGCCTGCGCGTCAATTTTTGATATCGCTGGCGAGATGCCTCGTCTTTGAGGCCATTTGCGATCAACTCGGACTGCTCGGCCTTGATGGCTTCGAGTTCAATGCGGTGCATCGCGTCGTTCCACTCTGCCAGGGGATCAGGCAGATCTTCCTGATCCAGCAACTCTGTACTTAGACTATTAAGTACCTGCGTCAGTTCCTCAGCCGGGTCTGCCGCCTGCAACAGCGCACCCACGTGTCGGGCACCGCTGGTATGGGCTAACGCAATCAGATCCCGTACAAGTACAAGATGGGGCCCTTGCTCAAGAATTTCAAGCTGCTGGTCACCCAGATGGTCGACGAGTTCGGGATGTGCCAACAATAGCCTCAATAAACGTTTGGCGATGGGCGTCACGGCGCGAGATCGCTGGGGTCGGTTCGAACGCGAGGCTACCCGAGCTTGAGACTCAGGCTCCCAGGGCACGGAAGGTTCATAATCATCCGTGGGGATGTCGTCAAAGTGAGGCGGCTCAACATGCGACGATCCGAATTGGGCTGTCGCTTCTGCCGAATGTTGCGGGCCGATACGTCCATTTGACGTCGTATCAGGTGCCGAATCCAGCATGCTCGCAAGCTCTTCGGGGGTAAGCTTTACCATCTGAGCGAACTCGCGCTCGATCTGCATTCGCAGGGTACCCGGAGGGATTGCTGCCAGCAATGGTTTTGCCTCGTGCACGCAAGCTGCCCTGCCCTCGGCTTCGTTCAGCGCATGGTGCGACGCCAGCTCGTCAAGCATGAAACGCGAAAGCGGATCGGCTTCTGCCAGCGAAGCCCTGAAAGCCTCCGGGCCAAACTCCCGGACATACGAATCTGGATCGTGCTCTTGCGGCAAGAACAGAAATCGAATGGATGCGTCGTCACGTAGCAGTGGCAGACAAACCTGCAACGCTCGCCATGCCGCGCGACGCCCTGCCTTGTCGCCATCGAAACTGAAGACGACCTTGTCGCTCACACGCAGCAGTTTTTGTACGTGTTCCGGCGTAGTCGACGTGCCCAAGGTGGCTACTGCGTTTTCAATACCTTGCTGAGCCAGCCCCACTACATCCATATAGCCTTCCACTACCAGGACACAGCCTTCTGTGCGCACGGCGGACCGAGCTTCCCATAATCCGTAAAGCTCGCGGCCCTTGGAAAATACGGCGGTTTCGGGCGAATTGAGGTATTTGGGCTCTCCCTTGGCAATCAGACGGCCGCCAAAACCGATGATCGAGCCACGCGTGTTTCGAATGGGAAACATGACTCGTTCGCGAAAACGGTCGTAGCGTCGACCGTCCTCGGCCTCGATGACCAAGCCGGATTCCACCAATAGCGGGTCTTCGTAGTTGGGAAAGACCGTCGCCAGGCCACGGCGGTCGTTACCGCTCCAGCCCAAACCAAAACGGGCTGCAATCTGACCGCTCAAGCCTCGCTGTTTAAGGTAGCTTACGGCGGCTGGAGAAGCCTTCAAGGAACGCTGATAAAAGGCATTGGCCGCGTCCAGTATCTGCTGATGCCGCGACACCTCTTCTTTGCGACGCTTGGAGGCGGCGCGTTGAGCCGGGCTGCGATTTTCCTCTGGCACCACCATGCCAACAGACGCAGCAAGGCTGCGCACCGCCTCGGGGAAACTGGCCCCGGTGTGCTCCATCAGAAACGATATGGCACTGCCATGCGCCCCACAACCAAAACAGTGATAGAACTGTTTGGTTGGGCTGACAGTAAATGAGGGGGATTTTTCGTTATGAAATGGACACAGGCCAAGCAAGTTGGCCCCGCCCTTGCGCAACTGCACATAGCGCCCGACGACGTCGACTACATCTACCCGGGCGAGAAGCTCTTGAACAAAAGAGTCTGGTATCAATAGAGGCGCGGGGGCAATTGTTGGCTGCGGATGCGCTTGTAATGACG